AGAAATTTCTTTGACTTGCGCCAAGGCGCACCAGCACTTGAACTCCGATTCATCTTATCTACGAATCTCAAACCAGGTCGACCATTCACCACAGTCTCCATATCATAGATATGAATTTCATCCCCAAACTCGGGAATTACCTGTGACCAACGATCAACCATGTGATCAACGCACATTGAGAGAATGGAATCATCCATGGTAGTATCACCTCTCGAAATTTCAGCAAAAGCTCTCTGCCAAGGTCTCCACCCCTTCATAACCGGAGGACCATGTTGGAGTTCGAAACCACGCTTAAGCATGGAAGAACACAACAAAGTTCTCGTGACTTTGGAAGAATGGGATGGACGAAAACCTACCAACCCACCATGTACTAATGCTTGACCCTCTGTAAAATTAACAGGGGATTTAGGATTAACACTTGAAATACAACAAGTATCAGTACTAGGTGTGTCCAATAAAGGACTGGATGGTTCAGTAACATCCTTAACATATTGTTCCAACCACTCTTGAGTGACTGGAATGGCTGCACAGATTTTCTCACCAACCGATAGTCCTCTCTGATGAATGCCAAGTAACACAAAACCATATCTTGTCTTTGCAAAATACGGGGCACCACAAGTTCCATCAATGGTATTTTGATCAGGCAGGGCAAACCACAAATCAGACAACTTAATGCCTCTCTCAATATATGGTCTAATCCCAAGAACATCCACATTGTAGTGTATCAGTTCACCTAATTTAGTACGGGAAAGAATTCTCGATTTTCCAGTAAATCCAGAAACGGTATTTTTCATGAAATAAGGAATAATATTTCTTCTATTTGGCACATTACGTAACTTAATAATACAAAGATCCTTTTCAGGGAATCGTTGAATATCTTGTTCCGCTACTTTCGTATTAATGTTACTATTCAAATTTCCAAATTTTCCATTTATAAACTGCAAACCTTCCGGTTCTACTGGTGTGGTATGCAAAGTAGTCAACCAATACTGGCCACCGAGACCAATTGCGTTAGCACCTTTGCAAACTCCATTTTTCTTCCACATAAAATATGCTGAATTCTTAGAAAGAACTCTAGCAAATTCGTCACAATCCATGCCTTTCGATGACAGAGATTGCGATGTAAAATCAAAAGAAGTAATTTCATAATCTGGTTTCACCCAACATGATTCACGCTCTTCTCTTTTCTTATCTGGAGGTCTCCCAAGACCATTACCTTGCAAAGATATAGGCGTGGTAGAAGAACCACGTAACATCCTATAGGCTAGATACGAGGCAATACCAACAGAAAGAGCAGAAAATAACGCAACAACCTTAGGGTTAAACTTAAGAAAACACGACACCTTGTGACCAAGATATCGCAATCTTGCTTTAGATTGCTCATAACTATACTTCAAATACAATTTTGACTCATCAACATAACGATCACATAACTCAGCGGCTTTCACCACTAAACGCATGTTCATAAAACGCCGAAAATAGTCAACAGCAGCCGTATAAAGAAACATACAACCAAAGAAAAAACAAATATATATGAACACATTTTGTACATACGCCACACCTTGCAATGGCAGACGGTAGTACCACCTACATTTACACTGGTGAGACAAATACATACACTTTGGACAAATTGCGAAATCTACATCAATATCTTCACCTTGATGGGGAATCTCCACATCTGATCTAAAGAGATTAACACAAGAACACATACTCATCGGCAAACGGCACTCTTCACACAGGTGGGCACTAGCCAATTGAGTATCAGCAGCAAGAACTTGGTCCTGCTGGTGATTGTGGATGTCTACAACATCTCTGAACCAGATTAGGAAACTCTTAATCTCAG